TTCCTAATTGTGTTTTAGTTGCTTTTTTTACTAGCTCATTATAAAGTTCATTAATGGCTCCAACTATTGTTTTTACCGCAGTTTTTAGAGTACTATCTTCTTTATTTTGCTTTTTCTTTAACTCATTAACTATCTTTACTCCAGTATCAAACTCTTCCTCAAGTCCTTCTCCTCTATCTAGTTTTTTATTGAGCATAGATACATCCACTAAAGCTGATGGATTACCTTGCAAATTAACTGTAGCTCCACTTATTACTGTTTTTAAATCAAGTATTATTGTAGTTATATTATTTCCATTTGGGGTGGAAACATAATCAGCATGACTTGCTGGAGTAATAGAATATAATATTTCTCCTTCATCTGGGTCATTAGCATAAAGTCCTATTGTTCTCAAGTAATACGAATTTTCTAAATCTGTATTATAGATAATTCCATGAACATTTATTGTATTATCATCTAATAAAACTTTTTCACTTACTAAGGTTTCTTGCCTTATTTCTTCTAGTTCTTCAAGTTTCTGTAATTCTTCTATACTTAATAGGCTATAATCTTTATCTGATACTTTTATTTTAGTAAAATCAATTTGCTCTATTTTTCCAGCAAGCATCTTAGCTATTAAATTTAGAGCTTTTTCTGTATTCACTGTTTCTTTATACTGAGCCATTATCTCACCTCTCTTATAATTGATGTCATAACACTAGTTCCTAAGTAATTATTTCCTTTTGTATCCTGGTTTAATTTATTATCAAATATCAAAGTCATATTAGCAGGAATTAAATATCTCAAAGTATTATAAACATTACTTATAGTTCCAATAGTAGTTATATGAGATATTATTCTTAATTCTTGAATATCCAAATTTCTTTGAGGTTCGTGTGTTCCTTCTCCTAAAATACTATTTAGGAAATTTTTTAAAAATATCCAGGTATATGGTGGTTGAGAATTCCACTTCAAAAGAATATTATCTCTTCTTACTTCCAAACTATCATTTATATTAGGTTTAATACTCATCATCTTTTCAAATAGTTCAATTCCATCTTTATCAGCATAGTTTATAAAGTTATTCCTAAAAGCTCTAGTTAATTCATTCCATAAAGTTTTTAAAACTTCCTCTTCACTCATATGAATAGCTTTTATTTCTTTATAAATTTGCATAAAATCAGGTAAATACCTTGCTAATATCACTTCTTTTTTTCTATCTAATAGATTCATTTGTAACTCCTCCAAAAATAGGTACTTCATATTTATCTAAAGTAAGATTTTCAGTTTTACCATTAATTTTAGTATTAGATATGTCTACTACTCCATCTACATTTAAAATCCTAGATTCTATTTGAGCTATTCTAACTATTAAATTACTTTCTTCAGCCCAAGTTTTTCTAAGTTCTAATAAATAATTTGAAATAATTTCTCCAACTTCTGTTTCAATAGTTCCCCATTCTACATCATTTAATTCTACAGTTGTTGTAATATTAATAGTAACTTTAGTAGGAGTATCGACAGTAACTCTGTGGTCTATAGGTGCTAATCCAAGTCCATTCCCATCTTGTGTAGGGTCTATCTTTTCTTGAACTGTTCTAATAAGTTCTGAACTAGCAGGGCTAAAAATACTATCCAATATAGTAAGTCTTACAGTTCCTCCACCTTTCCATACTGGAGTAACTTTAACAGCTCCTACACCACTTATAGATAAAGTCTTTTCCTCATAATCTTTAATATTTCCACCAAAAGCTTGTGGTTCAAAACTTTCAAGATATCTTTTTCTAAATTTTTCCGTTTCCTCTTCATCCTCTCCAGGAATAAGAATCTCTGTAAGTTTTGCTTCTGTTAATCCTTCGATATACTCAATAGGAATTAAGTCTCCTAAGTTTCCATTTGGTCCTTCTCCAACAATTTCACATTCTAATTTATATTCAAAACCATCTTCAAGTTTTTCTATAACTACATAGTTATATTCATTCAAACTAAATCTACTCCCTATAGATATTTCAATATTAAATACGCCTTTATATATTCCTGCACTAGCTGGCTTTGGAAAAACTCCTCTTTCTTTTGCTCTTTCTATAAGGTATTCTCTACTTGCTGTACTTCCAAAAGTCTCTTTATAAAAATCTTCTAAAGCTATGTACATTTCTACTGTTTCAATACTATTTCCAGCTAAAGCATCATAAACTATAGAACCTTCTCTTTTATCTATATCACTAGGAATACTTTTAAGTTTTTCTTCCATTAATTTTTCATAAGTTTTATCCTCAAACATCAGATTTGTACCTCCTTTCTCATCTCTACCTCGCCATAAATTGTACTTACTGTAAATGTTACAGCTAATACACTTCTTGCTAAATCTGTAAAAGAAAAGTTGTATACATCTAAAATCCTATCATCTTGTTTTAAAGCTTCTTTTATTCTTTCCACTAATACAACCTTACAATAACTTTTAGGCTTTCCAAATAAATCTTTTAATTCAATTCCATAGTTCCAGGAATAAATTATATAATCATATCTTTCAGTATTTAATATTTTAAAACAAGCTTGCTCCATAGCTTTTAATTCATCTATTTTTCCATATATCCTATCTCCAAACATCTGAATTTTATGAGTTTTAGTAGGAATACTTCTATTTTCTTCAATTATTTCAATTTTAGTTTCTCTAACAGGTAACATCATATCCACTCCCCTTGGACTGTAGGGTCATTAGTTCTATCTAAAATATAATAAAGTTGTCCTCCCTCTTGCCTTACCATAACTACCTTTTCTCCTTTTAATAAACCATTATGTATAAGTATCTTTTTTCTACCTATATACTCATGTTCATGGCCTGTAGGAATAGTATTATTTCCTGCATCTGGATGTGAATGTGAAGTATCCCAACTACCATAAATACTATCTGTTGAGTGCTGAACAGTAATATCTACATAATAATCTTTTACAAGATGAGAAAGAATTAAGTCCTCTTCCTGTAAAAGTTTTTTAGCATCTATTCTCACAGTTAGAGGTTTTACAGATTCAACTGTTCCAAATTCTAATTTTGTCATTTTTTTTCTTTCCAATAATTTTTCTATTACTTCTTTGATAACATCTATCATTGAATATCTGCCCCCCTCACTGTTAAATTCATTAAATGCTCTTGATTATTAAATGTATGTTTTACTTTTTCAACTAGCATATAATTGCTTACCTTTATATCTCCTAAATCTAAAGTAACCACTATACTTACACCAGCTCTCACTCTTACATCTCCAAATACATTTTTGATAGTTAGAGTTTTAAACTTTCTGTTATAAAGTTTTAAAAGTGCATCAGCTTTCATTTTTCCATTCTCTTTTTCTCCAAGAGTATCATAATGCTGTAAAACTCCCCATCTATTAATATTTGAAGTATCTTTAGCTATATAAATCTCTCTTTTCCCAGCTTTACTATCTGATTTAACTATCTTCACAGTATTTGCACTATTCTCAATACTAGACTTATATGAAAAGTTTTCTGATACAGTAGCATCAACTGTAAAGTCTATTTTCATATTTTCAACATCTCTCAAAGTTAATTCTCCAAAGTCATCATACAAAATATACATCTTCTTAGTATTTTGAAGTGTTATTCCTAAAGCTGTTAAAATAATATCAAATAATGATACTCCATCTTCTAACCTTTTAGGAATAATAAATTTTGTATCTTCAATATAACCAAGATTTAACTTGAAATCATTAGCTAACATGATTATTACTTCACTAGCTTTTTTATTTCTATACTCATAAACATCTCTGTTTTTTAAATATCTAAGCTGGTCATAAGCTGTAACTGATAATATTTTGTCTCTGTCTCTACTTATTGTAAAAATAAATCCATAAAATACTTTTTGTCCTTTGTATTTTACAGTTACTAAATCCCCCTCTTCAAATAGATTATTCTCATCAAATAGACATTTAAAAGTTAATTTTCCAGGACTTCCTCTTCTTTCTGTTTCCCAAGTTACTCCCTCAAGAGTAGTAGGAGAAATAGCTCCTTTTGTAGTTAATATTCCTAATTCTAAATCTAAATTATTCAAGTCTTAACACCTGCCCTATTTTTATATCATTAGAGTTTGCAAGCTTATTTAAAGATTTTAGGTATGTATACTTAGAACCATCTCCTAATTCTTTTTTGGCTATATTGTAAAGAGTGTCTCCAGCTTTAACTTTATATGATTTAGCAATAACTTTTGATGAACTATCTCTTACCTTTGTAGCTGTAACTAAGTCTCTTTCTACTGTACTAATTATTAAATTATTTCTTTCTCTATACTCCTTAAAATTTAAAGATACAATTAAATCTTTCCCCTCTCCTGCATCTTCTTTAATTTGCCAATCTTCAAGAGATACCTTTAGACAGTGAGAGTAGCCTAAAACTCCAACAGTTCCCTCTCTCACTATCACTAAATTAAATGGTTTCCTAGAATTTTTTAATCTTTTTATTAACTCAATATAATAAACAACAGGTAAAAATACTCCGCCAATATATTGAGCAAAGGGATATTTAACAGCTGGAATACAAGCATCAAAGGATATCTCCTGTAATCCAGATTCTTTTAAAATATTAAACTCTCCTTCATTTACTAGAGTTACTACTCTATTTCTATTTTTGAATTTAATATTTACTCTTTGAGGTGTAATAGGAAATAATACCCCATTTATATAAAAAGTATATCCATCTTTGAATAGCATTATTAATCATACACCCCCTCAGCTACCACTGAAACAGTTTCTCTTAACTTCTCACTAATATTTGAATAAATGCTCTCAACATCCATAGAGTTATTAACTTGATTAGTAATTCCGCCAACTTCAACTTTTATTTCAGCAGTAGTAAATCTATTAATAACTTCCATTTCTGCTAAATCTCTCATATATTTAATCTCTTCAGTAGTTAAGTCAGAGTTATTAGCACTAACTTCAGTGTTTTTAGCAATATCTCCTAACAATTTTTCTGTTACTTCTTTTCCCTCTTCTTTAAGGTTAAAATTAGCCCAGTAGTCATATGTATTTTTAGCTGCCTCAAAGGGATTTTCTGTATTATTTATCATATATCCTTCTAATTCTAATCTAGGTAATTTGATATCATTTTCTCCAACTATATTAGCCCTAAAATCATCAATCTTTGATTTCATACTATCTATTGTAGCTGAATAGTTAGTACCTAATATGGTATCAGTCATCTTTGTTAACAATCTTAATCCATCTAAAGCCATATTAACTCCATCCAAAATAAGATTACCTATAGCTTTAAAAGGATTTCCAAAAAGCATATTAACTATAAACTCTACTCCACTTAATACAGCATTACTCAATAATTGAATAGTACCCAAAGCGTTGTTATACATAGCAGATAAGGTATTCTTAGCAGTTGTCCATATATACGCCAAACTTCCAGCTATTATCCCTGTAGCTGATACTGAAGTACCTGCAAACTTATTAAAAGCTGCAACCCCTAAATATAGAGCTGCTACTGCTGCTCCTATCACTAATGTAATAGGGTTAGCTAATATTGCTGCATTCAATCCCCACTGAGCCATAGTTTGTGCATGAGTTAATGCTATTGCTTGTCCTGTTGCAACATTGTATATAGTCATAGCCACAGCACTTGCTAATTGAGCTACTGCCATAGCACCGTTAGCTATTGTGCTTACAGCCATTGCTCCAGCATAAACTGCCATTATTCCAGCTACAGATTTTATAACTGGAGATATTATAGCCCAGTTATCATATATGGTTGCTCCTAAAGTTATTAGAGTTGTCATTCCTCTACTTGCTATATCAAGTACTACACCTATGGAATTAACAAGAGAATTAGTAAATCCCCTAAACCTTTCTGAATTTAGTGCTGATGAAAATTGAGAACTTATATTTTGAAATTTTTTCACAGCCTCATTTCTCATAGAGGTTGTAATATCTGCAAAAGTAAGAGGTATACTATTAAATTGTTGATTAATAGTATCAGCAGCATTGAACATAGCTTTTTTTACAACTTCAGATGTAATTTTTCCTTGAGATGCTAAGTCTTTTATTTGTCCAACAGGAACTTTTAAATAGTTAGCTATATTTTTTACTATGAGTGGTGCTTGTTCTAATATAGAGTTAAGCTCTTCTCCTCTCAATGCTCCAGCTCCCATAGCTTGAGTTAGTTGTAGCATAGCGGCACTAATTCCTTCGGCACTTGTACCTGAGATTTTGAACTGTTTATTGATAAGTTCCATAAAACCTATCAACTCAGTATTGGATGAAAAAGCATCCCCAGCCATAAGCCCCATTTTAGATATGCTCTCTATATTTGCTAAAGCATCTCCTCTACTATTTCTAGCAGCTTGGTATATCATAGCTTGTAACTCATCTGTAGTTTGATTTCCATCATTCATCAAATTAAGTCTAGCAACATTTTGCGTTAGAGTATCAGATAAGTTTATCCCACTTTTCAAAGTTTGAAATCCTGCATAAGCTAAAGCTATTCTCCCAATTTTAGATAATAAGCCATCACTATGCCTACTTCCCTGTAAGATACTTCTATTAAATTCATCTTGTGCTGCTGTATTATCTCTTATATCAGCCTCTGTATTTCCTAAAATATCATTTAATCTTTGATATTGTGCATTGATATCAGCTATATCCATTCTACCCATAGCTCCATTTAGACTATTTTGAACTTGTAATATAGTTGATAGTTGAGCTCTCATTCTTTCAAGTCTTGCATTACTTTGTTCTGTAGAAAGTCCTAAGTTGTTAGTAGATAAAGCTTTCATATTCTCTTTTAAAGCTTCTATTCTTTGATTGATATTTTCTATGTCTGATGTAGCACTACTATTAATCCTAAAAGTTGGATTAATATTTATACCATTAATTCTATTCAACATAGAGTTCAAATCATTTAGCTCTTGTCTATATCTTTGAGTTCCTTGTGATGTAAAAACTTGCATATTAGGAGAGTTATTCCAACTAAAAATTTGAGGTCCTACTTGTCCCGCATTTCCCATTCTTAAAGTTTCATTAAACCTTTGTTGTGCTGATGTGTTTCTATTTATTTGAGCTTGTAATCTTTCTTGATAAGCTAATAGGTCTGCTCCTGCACTAGCTATCATTTGACTAGCACTAGACAACCTGCTTGTATCAATATTAACATCTGTATTATTAACACTATTAAGAGCATTGATAGTAGTTTCTATTGCTCCAACAATATTATTAAGGGGTCTACTCATTCCATCCATTAACATTATTGAACTTTCTATTGTTGCCACTCTATCCACTCCTTTCTAAAAAAAGAAAAGCACCTAGCCTAAACTAAGTGCTATCTTTTTTTCTATTTTCACTATAAACTTCTATAGATGCACAAATAAAAGCTTGTTCCTCTATAGACATATTTAAATATTCAGATGGCTTAATCTTTAATCTCTGCAAACAAATATGAAGTATGTTAGCCTCATAATCGTTTGCCTTTATTAGTTTTTTGCTTCATCAATTAACTCTCTCATGGGTTTAAAACCATTTAGTTGTGCTACTTCTTCCATCAGTGTAGCTAATTCTCCAGGTAATAACATCTCAGATAATAAATCTGGCTTATTTCTTACACCATAACTATCCTGTAATTCTGCACTACTTAAATCTGGATAAACTACACAAGCAGCACATAACATAGCTTGATACTTTCCTGTATCTGTCTTTGGTAATTTAGTTTTCATATCTATTGTTACACAAGCATTTTTTAATATTTGGTCATCTTTAGCTGTAATTGATTTTATTTTAAATGCTACGGGTTTCCCCTCTCCATCTACAAATCTATCACTCACTACTACTTCTTTTGTAACTGCTTCTTGTTTTTTAAAAAATAATTCTATACCCATTATTAATCCTCCTACATCATTCCATCTAAAATATTAAATTTTTTATTAAGTATCCATTTTTCAAAAGTAAAAGATACTTCCTCTTCCAAGTATTCTCCATTAGCATCAAACTGCCCTATAACTCCACCATCAAGATTACAACCTTGAATTAGTACTGATTGTCTTCCAGCTGCTGAGTTAGGGTCCTCATTAGCTACTTCAATATCAAAATATATATCTTCTCCAGTATTTTGATATTTCTCTAATAATTCTCTCATAACACTTGAATTATAGTACATTGTCATAGTTCCTGTTCCCTCTGCTGAGGTTGCTTTATTCCCTTTATTAACTCTACCTAAAATAGGTAATTTAGACTTATTTTTAGTATACTTAGCTTCAAACTTAATAGCTGTCATAATATTGTATCTAGTTCCATCAATAGTTGCATAACACTCTCCCCAGACTCCAGCTATTGCATCTTTACTAACCATAGTTAATTTCCCATCTGCCATTTACATTCTCTCCTTTCTACATTACTACTACTGTCATATAAAGTATTTCCATACAAACTACTGGAGTAACAGGGTCATTAACTATTACTGATTTTTTAGTTGGTCCTTTTTCCACTGTTACTGCTTTAGGGTCAAAGTTTTCCAATGCTTGTATTCTTTCTAATTCTTGATGATGAGCTACTATATCTTTCCATAATGCCTCTCTTCCACTTTCAATATTTCTAGTGTGTCCAAGATGTTTTTTATTAAATAGTAAAGCTATATCATTTCCTATTTGGTCCAATACTCTTATAACTTGATTAGATGTAAAATCTTCTCCTTTTTCTACTGTAATAGTAGTTAAAGAGTTGATATCCGTCAACACATAAGGTTCTCCTGCATTATTGTGAAATAATAGCTGCCCTGCTTTTATTCCAGCAGCTAATTCTGATTGAGTAAATTTAGTATCAATAGTATATTCTCCATCATATTTAGTATTAGTAAGTGTAGCATTAACAGCACAACTTGCTTCTGCTCCAGTTAGCCAATATACTAGAGCATTTTCAGGAGCTCCACTATCTAAAACTTTATTCTGTAGATTAATAGCTCCTTCATAGTCAGCAGCTACTCTATGGACAACACATTGAAGTTTTACCCCTATTTCATCTCTCATTCTCTTAGTCCATTGAACATATAATTTTTTAATAATGTCATCTGTAGAAGTACATCCAAGTACATTAAAACTATATGATTCAAGTAAGTCTAAAAATGTTTGATGTTGTGTTCCTGTTACACTTGCAAGGTTTGTTCCACCTGTTAATTTAGCTCCTGCTGTTTCTGTTAATTCAGATTCTTTAAATTCTACATAATCATTACTTACAAGTTCAGATGAATTAGTTACTGTTTGAATATCTACCTTAATTTCCCCAATCATTGTAGTAACATCTTTTTTATCCTCTTCATCAACATTTGCTTTAACTATTATAGTGATGTCATTTCCTCTAGTTCCAGAATATTTAGCTGTTGCATAATCATTACTAGCTTTTACTCCACCACCATTTAATCTATACATATACACTGTTTGAGCTTTCATAAATAAATCTCTTAAAGGTTTCATTTTCTCATGAGTATAGTCATATCCAAATAATTTTAGTGTATCTGTTTGAAAATCTCCATTTTCTACCTTGAATATATCCCCCTCTACTCCCCAATCTAGCTCCATAGCAATAGCTGCAAAACCTCTATCTGAAACATTAACTGTTGCTTTTGAAGCACTAACAAAGTTAATATACGCCCCAGGAATAACCTTATTATAACTTAAAAAAGTTCCTCCACCATTAGCCATTATTTAACACCTCTTTTCATAAATTTCTCTATTTCTGCATCTACTTCAGTAAAAGAATATTCTTTCTCATCATCTAGTAAAACTCCTAGTAAATCTTTTCTATTAGCATATTTTTTACTTTTTAGTAGCTGCTCTTTTGAATACTTTGATTCAGTAGTTTTTACTTTTTCTACTTTCTCCTTAGCCATTTTTTTACCCCTCCTCTATACAACATTTCTTCCATGTAGTTATCATCTATATCTGCATCTCTAACATGTAATCTATAAGTAACAAAATAGTATAAATTCTTTTCTACTATCTCATATCTACGATTTACTCCTCTTACATAGTCTTCATTTCCTAAATCTATTTGATTTAAAGCTCTGTGTAATAACTCTGCTATTTCTGCATTTTCCCATAATCCTTTTTTAGGGAAGTATTGAATACAAAAATTATAGGTTCTTAAATATCTTTCTCCTAATAATTGTTTCTCATTAGGGTTTAATACTTGTACACAAAAACACGGCTCTTTAAAGCCTTGTGGAATTTCCTCTATATAAATTTCAGCCTCAGAGTTTACTTTCTCTAAGGCTGTATTTATAGCTATTATTAATTTTTTAAGCATTTTTCATCTTCTCCAAAATTACTTTTAATCTTTTCTGGATAATACTTTCTAAATTATCTCTTATTTCATTCTCTGATATAGTTAGCATAAATTTACCTGGAATCCAACCTTTATGATTTCTAGTTCTATGCCCATACTCAACATAAGATGCATATTCTACAGAGTTAATCACTTCTACTTTATACCCATTATTAGTTTTAACAACTTCTCCAATAGTCCAACCTCTTCTCAAGTTTCCACCTGTTTTGTGGGAATAAACTCCTACTGGAGTTCTCTTAATAACTTTTCTAAGTAATAAAGCTGCTATATCACTTGCTAATAATCTTATGTAGTCATCTATCTGTTTCTGTTGTTCTACCAAGTTCTGTTTTAACTCTATCAAACCCTTTATATTAACTCTTACCGCTCTTCCCATTAAGCATATTCCTCTGCATTAAGTAATATAATTTCTTGATGACTTGAGTATTTGGCAGGCATTCCAGAACATTTATATAGAAAACTTTTCTCACCTCTATACACAGTTATTTCAGAACCAGCACTAACTTCTATATCTTTTGAAAGAAAGAGTTTTACTATTTGAGTAAGAATAGGCTCATAGGTACTTTGATTTACAGCAGATATAGTCTTAAATGATATTCTACAAGGTATACCTTCATACTTTGGAACTTTTTTAGGTTCTGTAACTTTGGTTATAGGGTCTTTTACTGACTCCCAGCTGTAAATATCACATCTATCAGTATAAAGTATTTCTAAAGGATTTTTTCTTACCATGCTAATCTCCTATACTTAATAAGTTCCTCATCTTTACCATTAATTAAAAAATCAATAGCTTTATCTATTAAATCAGCTTGAGAAAGAGAAGCAGAATAACCTATTTTAGTATCTCCTTCTTGAATATCTTTAATTAGAGGAGTAAAATCATACCCCTCTAAATCTCCAATAATTCTTTTGGATGAAAGATACTCCCCTGCAACTTTATCCACAACTATATAATAAATTCCATAAGGCATATTTTCCCCATCGTAATTTTGATTAGTGTAATTATTAATACTACTCAAAGTCTTTTTAATGAGGTATTGTATAGTTTTCTCTTGCTCTTCAGCTACTTCACAATTAAACATACCTAGTCTATTAACAATATCATCATATAGTGCCATAATAATCACTATCCTCTTGAGATGATTCTAGCAATAGGGATAGCCTTATGTTCTATATATTTTTTCTTAGATGTAGATTTATTATTTACTAACTCCCAGTTAGCTCCTGCTTTTAGTTCATCATCAGTTGGAGATAATGAAGCTTGAGATGATTTAGTATAAGAGATTCCATATGGTGCAAATACTTTTCTTTGTCTTGAGTAAAGAGTAGTTTGCCCACCATTTGTTTTAGGATCTCTAGACATCTCAGATGGTACTTTAGCTCCTATATTTTCATAGTCTATTGCTCCTTCTCCTAATAAGTATGAAGTGTATATAGCTTCATTTTGAATATGTTGTACATACTCATTCTCTTTAATATCTGAAATATCTTCTTGAACTGTTGTTAATGCTACCTCTCCAGCTCCTTCTCCAGCTGTAGTTACTTTTAAAGCCCCTATATCTGTAGAATTACATCTTACATATAAAGAATCAATTAATGATACAGGCATAGAGTCATCAACTAATACTAATCTTCCATTCCAAGTTGCTAAGTTTAACTCTCTTTCTATTCCTTCTTTATCTGTAAATTTTAAATAAGATAATAATTTTAAGTTTTCAAGATTAGTAGCTACACTTGAGTGCATTACTATTAGAGAAAATTTTGATTTATTATCTCCACAAGCTTTTTGAGCTGCCGAATTTAAAGTAGTAGCTGATACATATCCTTTGCTAAAGGCTTCTTTACTTATATCTAAAGTATGCCCATTTACAAATTTTAAGTTGTCAGCTCCAGTCATTGAGAATATTCCTTGTAAAACCGCTAATAGAGTTTCTTGGTCTATTCCAGCCCAATATTCAGCTACTTGTGCTGCTACATTGTCCATAAAATCTACTCCACCAGTAATGTCATAAGAAAAGTCATCTTCTGTCCAAGCTTTAGCTCTTCCAGTAACAACTACTCCTCTCTCATATGTATCTGTAGTTTCAGAATCAATATTAGTCTTACCATCATAGTTTACAGGTACTCCACCTAAATTTCCAAAGAATGGGATAATAGCATATCCTGTACCTGTTTGAGAACTAAAAGCTTCAGCTATTTGAGCATTTCTTTTTAATGCTCTTGATTTTAAAAGTTCATTTCTTTTTAGGTTTGGTATTCTATCTACATACTTACCAAATGCTTCTCCATTAAATGTTTTTTCATTAAATTTTGACATTTTTCATCACTCCTTAATCTATTTTTGCTCCTGGATTTTCTGCTAAATATTTTTCCATTTGAGAATAAGTCATCTCATTGAAATTTACTTTCTTTTCAGGATTTCCCGCTGGATTTCCACCTTTAGGTGTTTGTGTTACTTCAAATAAAAAAGATGAGTCAACTGCTGATTTTAAAACTTTCAATTGCTCATCTAATCCTACAACTTTCCCATCTTCTCCTATTTTTGCTCCATCTAAATTTAATAATGCTTTTACTGCTTTATTATTTTTAGCTCCTGCACTCATTAGTGCTATATCTAAAGCATTATCTAATCTAATTTTTTCTATATTATCAGCATACTCTTTGTCTTTAGCTTTTTGAGCTTCTTGCATATCTGATATTTGCTTTTTAAGTTCCTCATTATCTCCTACATTTTTTTTCACCTCCTCTAAATTCTTAGTTAATGACTTATTACTCTCAGCTAGTTGATTTTTTTCAGTTTCTAGCTCTAAATATTTAGCTCTTTCTACATATCCTTCTAACTCTTTTTTAGATTCTCCAGCTACTTTTATAGCTAGTTCCTCTCCGAGTCCTAATGCTATTAATTGTTCTTTAGTCATTTATTTTTCCTCCTTTTTGATATCTGGTCCCCAGAAAATGTATTTTTTATTTTTACCTTTTCTTTCTCTTAGAGCTCCACAAATAAAACCTATAACTGCTCCTCCTATAGTTCCTATAAATAAATATCCTACTGGTGTCATTTCTCTCATCTCCTTTTAGTTCTATATAAAAAAGAGCAAGGAATACCACTAGCATAAGCTCCTTGCCCTATTTTGTACCATCTACTCATATCTAAAAAATTAAGATTATTCCCCATGTTACCACTCCTTATATTTTCTTATTTACAATCTCTCTGTCAAAAAGTTATAATATTTTGTCAGAGAGGAGGTGTTTTTTATGTCTGATGAACAAATATTGTATCTTATACTTACAGGAGCAATTACTCCCACTATACTTGCTGATAAACTTAATATCACAGATATTGAGGCTCAATCTATTTTTATGGATTTAGAAAATAGAAATCTAATTTATTTAAAAAAGATACCAATAAAAGTTTTAGGAAAATTAACTCCTGAGTATAAAATACAATATGCACTTACAGAATATGGATATGATTGAAAGTTAGTTCCATACAGACATTACAGCAGTATCATGAAGTTTTTGAAACTCTTGATATTGCTGTATTAATTTTTGATATTTTTCATACTCTAAAATCATATCAGTCTCCCACATCTCTGCTAAACATTTACGCATTCCTAAAATAGCTCTTTTTCTTTCACTATCAACATATTCTTTTTCTTTTTTTAGGATTTTTAAACTATCTGCTAAAGTTTTAATACTTATCATATTTTATCCACCTTCATATTTTTTTTGTATTAAAAAAGCACCTAGATTTCTCTAAGTGCTTAGTTATTAATTACATTAAAGCTCCTTCTTCCAATAACTTATTGTATTCTTCCATCTGTTCTTTCATATATGGTTTTGCATTGGTGTAAAAATCTTTCCCATTCTTTAATGATTTCTCCAAAGTTTCTATTACATCTTGTATTTCTCTTTCATTGAGAAAATTCTTAACTATTGATAGGGCTTTATCTATTTTTTCTAAATATTCATCATATAAAGGATGTTCAAATCTTTTTCCATATCCTGGTCCATAGTGTGTAAATTCAAACGGACTTTCATAATCATTTGATGCTGATAAAGCTTCCAAATCTATCTCTTCAACTTCTTTTTTCATTTCATATCACCTTTTTTTATATTTTTAATAATTTTCAAAAATGCTTCATACATATTAGGTAAATATTTCTGTGTATATTCAAGCTCTTTACCTCCACAGGTTACAGCACTACATATATTTGCCCAAGCTTCAGAGGCTGTTTCATATCTCCTACATAGTTCTTTAACTTGAGCTTGATTTTTAGCCGTAAATCCTAAATTGGTATAAGCTTTTTTTAATTCTCTTTCAAGTTTTAAAAATTTTACTTTTTTATTGTAAAGCCAATCATAATAACTATCACCATGTCCCCAAGGTAAAATATGTGTATCAAAAGTTCCAAACATTCCGTCTAATGCGTCTTGAACTCCGCCACTTGCACTACTTGACAGTAAATCCCCTTTTACTTCTTTAGTGAGTTTAATTTTGATAAAATTATCTTTATCTTTTGCTAAGGCTTCCAAAAATTCATCACTAGAACTTGGCACATCTTCAAATAATTTTATTTTTAGATTAAAATGATTATTCAGTTTTTCAATCTCTCTGTAATTTAAATTAGTGAACCTCTCCCACTTAAAATTACTTTGTAATTTTTGAAGTGGGAGCTTCTTCTTGGGAAGTAGTTGCTTTTGTTA